AGTCTTTATATTTTTTGAGTGAAAATAGCAAAAACACTCCTAAAATTTTATTTTGGTTAAAGAAGTTTTATCCCGCATTAACGTTTAATTCAGAAAGGCTTTGTTGCATAAAGCCTTTGACGGCAGAGTTTTCCTAAGTTGCTAAAATTTAGGTTACAACTTGGGTATGAGGTCTGCCTAATTCTGTAAATTTATTTAATACGGCTACACGTGCATGGATCTCATTCACTTGGCTGTCAAAATTCCTTGAGTAGAGTTTATCGCCTAATAATTTGATGCAATGCATCTTGGTTTCGACCAAACTTCGCCGATGATAACCAGACCACTTTTTCCAAAGGGCTCTTCCTAGACGGAGGTCGATAAAATCACGGATAAGCGAAAACGTGAGCTTCTTCAAATGAATATATATATGATTTTGAATGACTATGATAAAGCGCATGCTTTAAATGATAAGCAGCTTGCACAGAAACCAAATGACACAGCACGACTTACATTTAGATGTCAGTTACTTTCACTACAAGGGAAAGAAGCCACTTCGATTAATAGGTGCTATGACTATGTGGCAGAGGTTCTAAAAGTAGAGCTGAACAAACCAGAAAATAAGAAGGACCCAAATTATAAGCAAGCTGAATTTTCATACTTACTTGTAAAGTATAAAGCTGGGCACCTTGAATACAAAGAGAAAATGAGGAAATTCATTGATAGTACAAATGATGAAGCTCTAAAAGCCTCTTTAAAAACAGTCTACGATGCAGAAATAAATAATTAATAAAAAAGCCCTGAATATTCAGGGCTTTTTTTTAAAGTGCTTTAACGCAAATAGATACGTTTACGTTGCTATTTATTGTATGGGCCGTACAGCCACATAAAAGAAAGCTCAGTAACAGTAACTTCATTAGGCTTCCAAAACCCTAGTAGCTGTTACGCCTTTTAATTGTGGCAATGTATAACGCTTACTTGCTGGTTGAGGAGTACGTCCATACCAACGGAACTCTTGGAAATCTGAATCACTATAGAGTGCGTAACACACTTTATTTGATTGATTACCACCAAGACAAACAAGTTTTCCAGTGGTCTTATCACGTCCTACGACAAAACAAACATGGCCTCCACCTTTACGGGTTTTAATAGCAACACAACCATAAGCAGGTTTTGTTAGTTTTGCGCCGTAATTCACGTAATCCAATGCACGGTACCAATGCTTAGGATAAGCAATTCCAGCTGCTTTCAAGCAATGAGCAACAAAAGTTCCACACCACGCAGTTTCATCATCCGCCCACCAAGCTTTAAGCTCTTTTAACCATTTCAAAATAGTTGGATTGTGCTGTTTACCTGGTATTTCTTGCAGACCAATATGTTTTTTTGCTTCAGCTATCCAAGCTAATTCATCAAGCTTTGTCGGTGTAGGAATATTCATTAAAGTGTTGATTCCTACTAACTGGCCTGTTAATTGCGGGCCATTAAGTCGTGGTTGAGAAATTTTCTTTCCAATCCATGACAGAACAAGCATCAAAGTACCAGTAACAAATGCATGATATTTTTCAGGAATAACTTCATAATCAACACCCCATTGTAGTGCTGGCAATAAAATTAGCATGATGAATGCACCTACGGCGGGTAACTTAACAGATAGATACTGCCAAGCATTGTTTTCAATTAACTTCATTCATCTTTCCTCTTTCGTAAATTATCTTGCTCTAGAGCTTCTAAAGCTTTGATTCGTAATTCGCTTTCTTTTTCACGTAATTCACTTTCTTTACGTTCTCTGCGGTCACGTCTCCACTGAAAAATGAAACTTATGAATAGGCCAACAACAGCCACTATTGCACCTGTATAGCTCAACCAATTAATTGAAGTTAAAGAACCAAATGCGCTTGCTAAACCACTCCAGAAGGTAGTTTTATTAGCAAAAGTTGTGACTGTGACTTCAATTGCCTGATGATCAGACATGACCTATTCCCCACGTTTCATTTGGAGCTATTTTTGCAAGTGTTATTGTTCTAAATAGAGTATGGTTCCAAATACAAAGCACGAAAAAAGTCTGAATTAATCAGACTTTTCTACATGAAAACTATCGGCCTCTACTTGCTAGGGCATTTAATCCCTTAATGACTTCTTGACCTAATTTTAAGAATACGTTGTGACGTTCAATTTCATTTTCTAAATACTTCTTGCGGTTTTCCCATGCTGATGAATTGAAGTAAGTACTTTCAAAACTCAAAGGCATTTTTAATGCATCCGATAAAGGCATTGGGCAGTTTTCAGAAATACTACTTGCTGTCTCAAGCAAAAGATCGGTCCAACTCTTTGATGATTCCTGTAAAGATGGAAGCGGTGCGAAATCGTGCAGGCGCGTCATCTGCACCTCTTTCCACTAAAATACCGTGGTTATCAACGCTTAACCGTAAATGAGTAAATAACTCATTGTTTAAATTATTAAAGTCTTGATAGCACAAATCAAAATCACTAGCTGGCATTTTCTTAATGAAATCTAGCCGCTGCTTAAATTGTTCTTCAAATAATTGAGGATTTGTTCTATCCGGCAATAAAGCTAAGTGCTCATGATTAGAATAACTCAACTGAAAAGCCATCATGCAGGCAATCCATTCAGCGACATTCTTACAATTTGCCTCTAAGAACTCCACTTCCATTCCAATAAGCTGTCTAACTGTAATTCCATTTTGAGTAGTTTCAGTTTTCCAATTATTTTCTGATTGAAGGAAAACTTTAGACCAGTCTGTGTTCACCTCCAACATAGTATTACTTTGTTTTTCAAGATACTTCAGCAGCAGTAAATATCGTTCTTGAATAGTTAAAACCAAAGGATCAAACACACTATCTAAAGCTGATTTAAGAAAAGCTGTAAGTCTTTTTTCATTTAAATTCGGCGCAATGATTGAAATTTTAAGACACTGCTCAAAACTCAATTCTTGCATTTGAAAAGTATTATCGCCTACATACACTGGATCAAAAGTAATCATTAGTTGCCTCCATACAATGAATAAATGTCTTTTGAATCCCATGCAGTTCGACTCATCAAACTTATATTCACGGCCAAACTTAACCGGTTACCTTTCTCATCAATTGGCGCAACAATTGGTGCAGAAACACTTTCAATAATGAAAGGTTTATAAGTTTTGCCGTGAGTTGTCAGAGACACAAAGGGTGGGATTACACCTGAAAACAACCCTTCTAAAGTTGAGTTTGAGTCATTAACCACATTCTGAAGTGTAGAATCAGAAGATAAAGAAACTGGAAGACTCCAAGCCTCTAATTGCATGATCCTGTCTTCAACTTCTGTTTTCGCATCACTAAAGGCAAGGAAGAAAATAGAAAGGTTGAGCCGTACTGAAGAAGTAGATAGGAATACTTGAGTTGTATTCACTTTAGTTAGATTGGTACGCCCTTCAACGCTCTGCATAGCATCTTGAACCCCAAGTTTTGATAAAACTTGAGCTATAGGATTACTTTGCATCTGTTCAGCGACTTGTGATAGCTGACCTGATTGTAAGCCTGCCATGAGCATAGGCATTTTTAGCTCAGGATTACTATTCTCAAATGGAGTTTGCCATTGGCTCTCAATGCTTTTATCACCGTCCGTTAATAAGGCTCTAATCACTGGCGAGCCAGCAATAGGATTCCCCTCTTTGTCACATAGAGAAAACTCTGCGTATTTGTGCTTTGAAATAGAACCATAGAATGGATCTGATTCATTACTTGGTAAATTAGTTTTTGCTGTATTTACAGCTGGTGCATAAGCTAAAGCTTTGGACATAAAAAAGCCCTACTCATTGAATAGGACCATTATTTACAAATATGAAAGTTTAAAAATTAGTTAGTTCCAACTCTACAAAAAATATTTTTAGTTTTCGATATCTTTATCATCACATTCAAGCCAAAAGACATCTTCAAACTTCTCGCATACACCAGCTTTTTTGAGTTCAGTGTAGATTAAAAAAGCCGTTTCAATTGTGATATTTTTTCCTTTTTCTGCGTCACTTATCTTCTTTCCCAGTACATGGTTATTTGAAATAAATCCGCATTGTTTCGCTAACTGATACGCCGTCATGCCGGCCTTATCTCGTAAGGCAATAATATTATTCTTAATCATCTCAATTCTCTAAAAAAGATAATTAATCATAACACAATAAGATTGCATTCTTTTTATATTTTAATTTATTTTAATATTGCATTATTTAAATACACTATATATAGTTATTCACAACAGGCTCTAAACCTGAAACAACAAAGCCCTTGCAGGCTACCAACCAAATGCAAGGGCTTCTATCAACAACCACGAAAGGATATTGATATGTCTAATTTATCATACATACCACAAGTTGTACCATTTCATGATGCAGAACTTATGATTATTGAACATCATGGGCAGCCTTATACACCAATGAAACCTATCGTTGAAGCTATGGGGCTAGATTGGAAAAGCCAGTTTGTTAAATTAAAAGATCGTTTCAGTGCAACTATGGTGGAAATCACCACAGTTGCCAATGATGGGAAAAGTCGCTTAATGACTTGCTTACCTGTCCGAAAATTAGCTGCATGGCTTTACTCAATCCACGCCAACAAAGTCCGGCCTGAACTTCGCGAAACAGTCATCATGTATCAACAAGAATGTGATGATGTGCTTTGGGATTACTGGACAAAAGGACAGGCAATAAACAAACGTCTTACGATTACCCCTGAGCAGCAGCATGCACTACATGAGATAGTTGACCGCCGTGCTGGTAAAAACCGCAGCCAACGGGCATCTATGTGGGTACGACATAACAGACATTTTGGCATAGCTAAGTACAGCCAACTTTTATCAATACATTTTGAAGAAGCTAAACAATACTTAGAATCAATCAATGTTGTTGAAAAAGTGGAATCAGATCCTTTACAACGGCTTGAAAATCTTTTAGATCGAGTTTCATCACGTTATCCAGCATTAGAAAACCCTCTGGCTTATGAAATTGCTCAACAAGTAGGTGAAAAGTTAAAGTATCAATCTCCAAATGGCCCTAAAAACTTCTGGATTTCAATTCAGGAAAGTGGTGCTGTTGCAGTACATCAATACACTTCACATCATACACCTGTAAATGTCGTACAACTTCGGGAGAAATTCAATCAACTATGGGATTTTTTACATAAAGATGAGGTACTTGAATTAGGTAAAGTTTTAAAGAGGTTTCCCTATGAACCTATCAGAGGATAAGGGCATATAATTATTTTAAGATGTTCCACCAGAACTCCCCAAATTAAGAAAACCAGCTAGATAGCTGGTTTTCATTTGTTAAGCACCTTACGAACAGTTAAACGATTTCCCTTGATTTATCGATTACTTTTTTAATTCATGTCTTTTTAACTAAAGCTTTAGCTATTAGATCTATATTTTTGGTCCAATATCTTAAACTTTAGATACTGACTTGGCCTGTAGCCATATTTCCACATTTTATACCATTGGTAAAATTCACTTTTTTTACTAATATTAAAACTACAGTTAATATGATATTCACTATATTGCTCAAAATTGAAATTATTTAAAATAGCACCTATGATTAATGCACCATTAGATATATAAGTATGCTGACCACATATTTCTCCATAGTAATCCTCACACATATGTTTTAACCCATAAGAACCTAACATATTATTATTTATATTCTTATTTTTTCCAAAATATGACATAAACTGCTGAGCATATTCTATTTGTTTTAACCAGTCTGTACTTAAAATTCGGCCTTCAATAAAATGCTGTTCATACTCTATTTTAGACATTCTATATTGACGTTGATAATAACGATCTGAAAATATTAATGGAGAATAGAATCCACCATAACCCAATAATGGGTTTTTTTTCAAAATATCTTCTACTTTCAAATGTAGAATTGAGATATCTTCATTAGTAAACTTAGAAACTGCTTTATGCCATGGGAGTTGACATTCTTTTTTAGATATTAAATCCAGCTCACATGAAAGTTGCGTACCATTTAGTTTTTTTGCTTCTTTAGCTAAAGCTCTAGCACGTTGACTGGTCAATCCTGAAGGAAATACGAAGTTCTTATCAGACATGATTATACGATCCATCTGTGTAGATAAAAATTAGACCACTCCAAAAATCTAGATCTACACTAATGTTGTAAATCATATATACGTACACATCATTACTTAAGGAATGTTCGCTCCGTAATACGGTTGGAGTGACAAGCTTAGTGTGGAAGCATAGATTTATTATGACTATTTTTTTTAAAAAGAAAAGTTTTTTTATTAAAAAAGGAAACCCTCCTAATGGAGGGCCTATCTTATTCTAAAATTCGTATATTTGGTTTTTTCTTAACTATATTTAATGAGTAGAGTGAATCAATGTCTTCTTTTGGTGTTTGCAATAAATTAGATAACTCATCAATTGAGTAACCTAAGTCTTCTCTATAGTATTCAAAAATTTGATCTATAGTTACAGCCTTTTCTTTAGGAAAATCCAACTCTACAGGTTCCTTAGTCCTATAACCATTCTTAGTCATTTGTATCCATAGATACTTTTTCTGGGATGGTGTTAATAAGCCTTCTCGTTCTGCTGTTTTAAGAAGAGCATTCATAGAAACTTTCCAAACCAACTTTAAGGTAGCGAGCTTTTCTAAAGTAATTTTCCCAGTAAGATATGGTCTAATATCTTTTGAAGGCATCAAAAGAGCACTTGCAAAACGGTTAGCCTCATCCTCCATATTTTCTGAAGGGAGTTTATGCATAATTGCATGACCTAACTCATGCGCCAGTGTGAAACGTTGTCTATCTGAGGGCATATTTTTATCAATAAAAATACAAGGGTTTAAACCAGGTACTTTTATTGTTACACCAGACACACCTTCTTGAGAGAAATCGCAATGAAATACGAGACACCCTGCCCTCTCAACATAATCGGTTAAATTCTTTAATGGGCCATTAGGAATTAACCAAGTTCTTCTGAGCAATTCAGCAACTTTTTCAGGAGTTTCATATATATCTAAACTTAAAAAAGGAAGTGGTAAATCCTCCTCAAACTCAATAGCTTTAACTAACTTCATAGAGTTAAATAATCGAATATTAAGTTCAGCTTCAAGTTGTTCAATAGCCCTTTTACCGATTGAAGAGTTCTTCCTGTACATGGGATGAACACTTAACGGTAAACCAAATGGCTTATAGGTCTCATAAAATATTGAAACGGGAAAGTTTAAAACTTTGGCAAGATTTGAAACCATTTCCTCATTAGGCTCTAACAATCCTGCTTCAATTTTTGACAGAGTTCCCTGAGACAAAGAAGCCATTTTAGCAAGAGCTGTTTGTCCAAACCCTCTAAACTGCCTTACTATCCTTAATAACTCAGGATTAAAGGTCAAATTACTCACGATTCACCTTCTGCTTTTTTAAATCCACCGCCAGTGGATTTCCCTTTGAAACGACGTTTTGTTTGATTATCCTTAACAGTATCAAAGTCACTTGTATCTTTGCTTTCGTCAAATTCAACGAATGATGTTTGGCTATCAATTAAACTTACATTCCAAGCAACGGAATTTTTATCTCTAGCAATCATTTTGATATTATCGATTTGAGTAGCAGACTTATTTAAAGTATAGATAACTTCAATACGTGGAATATTACTAGCTATATCAGCTTCAGCTAATAAATTATAATTGAGTTCAGGATCATGAAAGCTTTTAGCCGAATCTGTTTGAACGTTTTTACTTCTTCCAGTCCTATCTGCCAATTTAAAACGAAAAACAACTTGCTGTTGAATTACAAAAAGTACCGTAACACCTTTATCTATAATAAAAACGTCACTACGTCCCATAAATTTTTCTTTGAGTAAATTAATTACAGTTTCCCAAACGAATGTGGCACGTCCGCGTGAACTCCATTTTCCAAAAAAAGGACTTTGCAGCCACAATGACCACGCCTCCTTAATAGCCTGAATAATAGAATTAGAATATGGTTGGATTAAACTTTTAACATGTAATTCTTCAGCTATAGCCATAAAGCGGCTCCAAAATATTTCACTTAACTTTATACACTATTTTTTTACTTTTCTATAGTTTTTTATTCCTAAATTATTCCCAAAAAACATATTAGAACATTTATTAGTCAACAATAGATTAATTAAATGTTCTAATACCAATGTTAAAAATTAAAACTTATATTTTTTAATGTTTATAATCAATGATTTAATAACAAAAAGAGGATCCTTAGATACATAATCTATTAATTTTAAATAATTACATGCATTAGAGAATAATGAATCGTACATTTGCACACTGATGAAATCATCACCAAGCACTTGTTGTGCATATTGGATAGCATCTTTTACACTTACTGGTTCAGGTTCACCAAACAAGCCTACATTACTACTATCTAAAGCCTGTTTCTCTGCAAATTCAGCTAAAGCTTTAAATAACATACTCATTTTTTTTGAACTGCGGCTATTCTTAGCTAGAAACACGGCGAGTTCAGCAACACCTTCTCCCAGATCCTCAAAAAGCCCTTGCTGCTTTACAAACTCAACAATATCTTGATCATTTTGCTTTGCAGATAAAATTGTATTTGCTGCATCAATAATTGCATTAGCAACACGTTGATCAATGGCTTGCTCCATTCCATCAACGATTTGATCTGATATATCTTGAACATTTCCACGACTTATGGCTTGCGCTTCAATAAATTTAGGGGCAGCAACACCAAGCGCATTAAGCATATTTTGAAGATCTGGTTTTGTATGATCAGCCATCATTTCTAGCAAACGATCATCATTGTACGCTTTACTAAAAATTGCGGCCTTGATTCTGTTTATCAGTGCTTGTGTTGGTTTTTTATCTTTCGTTGTGTACTGGGCAGCTTCTGTATCACCTAATTTACTTAAAAAACCTTGAATAAACTTTTGATTACTTACTGCTAATAAATCGCCATCTTCACTCGGATTAAAAAGTGCCAGTAAATTCTCATCTAAACGTTTAGCATCAGCTTTAGCACGTTCAGTTGCTGTAAAAGACAACTTATCATCTTGGTTAGCATCTATTGCAAATTGAGCTCTATCAATCTCGGTTGTACGAATACGTATCAAAATTGGTTGAGCTATTGCTTGGACCTGCTCACTACTAAAGCCAAAGTAATCAGCTTCATCAATCAACCATTGTTTATACTCATCTGCGGAACCGCGATCATAGGCAAGCTTGATTGCCATTGTTCGGCCATTTCCTGATTCAACCACTAAATCATCACCAGTAATCGGTGCTCCCGTATCTGCACGACCTGAGCGGCCTAGGCTTTCGGGATCTAAATCATTAGCAGTTTTCTGTACCCATGCTTGTGAGGATTCACGACTACGATCTCGTGGCTGCAATTCTTGCGGATAATTAGGGTTTTCCGCACCAGTTGCTGTATGAGATGCAATTACTTGATCAATATCAACTAAGGCGAATACAGTAGAAATCTTTTGTCCTTTGGCTGTTTTCACATTATTAGTTCTACCCTTCAAAAGCCCAGTGAAGGGCTGTTTAGGTTTAAAGAAGCTGATCATTTGATCAATTACAACTAATGGATTTTTAGCAATATCTTGAGTAGAAATTAGATTTAATGTTGTCATTAGATATTCTCCGCTTCCATTTTTTGTACTTGATTCAAGAGCTCTGTCACCGCTGGAATAAGAAGTGGATCATTTAAGTCTTTTTCTGCTTCATCTCGAATTTGCTCTAATAACTCAAGATTAACTTTAACCTGCCCTTCAATTACTGAACGGTAAAGTTGATTACCTTCATCATTTGTCGTACTAGGCTGAAGATCTTCAACTTCTGTCGGAGCATTTAGTTCTTTAAATTCTTCATTATCTGAATTTTGGGCTGGCTCTTTATTTCTGAGGCGATCCGCTAAATGTTCATCTGCCCATGCTCTTGAATATTCATAAAATGCTGTTAAATATTCTGGTGAACCTTCGGCACCATTCCAGTTTTTTAAGAATTCACCACGGCGATCTGAAACCCAAGCCATAAAGTCTATGTTGTTAGAATCTTCAGGATTTTCCAAAGTGTCTAACCATGCTTGCATCATTTTGTTTTCAGCTATACCAGCTGTACGTGCTGCTAATACTTCTTCATCTCTTTTTTGTTTAGCTTCATTTTCGGCATCAATAAGTTTTTTTGCTTCTAATTCTGCTTGCTGTTGAGCCAAAGCCTGGTCATCTAGATCAGAAATCCATTCACGTGCCCAAACTACTGCATCAGAATCCCCCTCTAGAGCCTTATTGATACGTTCAAAGAATGCTTGGTAACGTAAACCATCTTCACCTGCCCATTCAGGATCAGCATTTAAACGCTTTAAGTCGGCTTTTAAACGTTCGGCTTCTTCATCAGAAATACTATCTGGTAACTCATTATCGAGACTATTCTCTTTAATGATTACTTCATTTTCTTCAGATTGCTTGGTTAACAATGTATTTTGCAACTGATCCAATTCATTTAATAAATTGGAAATTTCTACACTTAAAGAATTTAATTGACTTTGTTTTTGCTCGAGACGTAGTTCAGCATCTGCTAAAGCCTTGGCCTTTTCTGCTTTTTTAGATTGTAACCGCTTAAAACGATTACTATTTTGGTTAATTAACTTCATAATTCGACCAGCGAGAACTGGAATTGAAATTCCTTCTCCCTGATTAGGCTGGATTGCAGCAGTAATATCCCGATTGTTCATTAAAATCTTCCATGAAATTAATGAATCTGCTGGACTAATTTTTTTTGATAATCGATCTGGCTTATGAAAAAGGATTGTGAAGTTTTGGCCGTCATCAAAATCATAAGTAAGGGCAATTTGAAGGACTTTTTTATGCTTAAAGGGCTTACTTTCCGTAACGTTAACGATTTTGACGCCAGTTTTTGAAAACTGATCCATAGAGTGATGCAAAATTGCAGACAGCTGCTCTAAATGCTGGTAATCAACGATAATAGAGTCATAATGCGCTTCTTCGACGCCTAGACTAGATAAAAGCGTAGGTAACCCATCAAATTTACTTAATAATTGGCTGTGATCATCATTTCGTTGCATATCTAATAACAACTTAGAAGTATCACCCTCATGAGAAATTAAATTGATTCCATCCCATTCAGGTTTTTCAGCTGCGACAACATTTTGTAATTGTTCTAGTTGCCATCTTTGAATCGGTTTTGCACCCGTCAAATTAAATTGTTGTGAAGATAAATGGCGCTTAAGTCCAAATTGATTTGTTTCAATAACATCTGTAACACAAGCATCAAACATTCGGCCAAATTGCAGTATCGCTAAATCAGCTGCATGCTGGTCATCGATAGCGCCTAAAACCGCAACAGAATCAAACGCATCTATCCCACCCTTTTTACCTTTTAAATTTACAACACGCCAGAAATCATTTTCCGTGTAATCTTCAGTGACTAAAGCATTAATTTGACGGTAATCACCCTTAATAAACCCAATTGAACAAGCACCACTATTCACCATGGAGTCAAAACCATGTACTAATCGGCTTTGATGTGGTGCGTGTGTTTGAATGAAAATTGATTTAACACTCACGGAGTTATCCTCATTTTAGTTTGAGGATATTTTCTCAATTAGGTGAATCTATAAAGGCAATGAGTTCCATAGCTTATTTTAAGTTGGGAAACATTTTTATGAAATTTAAAGTAACAATGGCATGTGCTTTATTAGAGGCATCAAGGGGCAAATTGCCTGCTTGAAGTGAAACTAGATGCTCAATTTCAAATTGGTTCTGATTTCTTGCAGCTTTATCAAAAGCATATATTTTTAATCTCATTAAGTATTCAATTGGTGGCGACTGAGTACCATCTTTATTAAACATTATTTCTTTTATAGCTTTAGCACTATTCGCAATAGCTGCTTCTTTAGTCTCAATAAATGAAATGCTCAACTCATTTGAAGCATTACCAGTTACATGGTTGAGTTGAAAATGCCCCACATGCACTGCATCGGTTTGGGCATCTAGTAGTGATACATCTACATTATTGGCTAACCAAGCAACTTTGTTTGAAGGATCAAAAATTGGAATATTTGCTTGAGCAATTTTACTGTTTGCACGGTACGGGCGAATTTCAATTCCAAAATGGGCCGCTGAAAGTGTCCCTAATGCGTAAAGTTCCTGATAATGTGAAACAGCTCGATCAACAGTTAGCCCAGACCACAAGACAGGATTCTTAGCAAAACGTTCTTTAAACGGATTTAAAACGTTTCCAAAACTGTTATTTATAGTTTTATTCTGCGTTTCGTATTCAAAGAAAGCCATTATTCTTCATCCTCTGGAAATTTACGGCTCTTAGCAATACTTTCAGCTAATGTTAATGCTTCCTCATATTTCATACCTGTATCGCGCTCAAGAATGTACGCCATAATATCTACATCTAAATTTGATTCTTTCAATGATGCGATTACTTGTGTTTTAAGTAATGTTGTATTCATTCTTGATTGAGCATTGTTGATTTCTTCTGTAGCTGCTGCAGTTTGGTTTGAATAATATTCAACTTGCCAAGGGTAATCTTCAGGCTCAAATTGTTCGTTGTAAGCAAACCCCCAATCCAAATGAAGAATTTGATTAATCCCTTCGGAAGCTGCTGTTCGAATATCTTGTGACCTACGCATGATTTGTGCAGAAGTATGGAATGCTCCACCTTCTCCTATACCACCAGTTAACATATCAGCCCAACCGACCATGCTTGGATCTAGACCAATTCCACCCATCAGCAAACGGACATTAATCATGAACTGTTCAATATTAATAGGTGAGCTTCGTTGATTCTTGATATCACCCACTGGATTTAGAACTTGTTTTTCATCAAATACCGGAAGCATGTGAAAAGCAGTATTCCAAACTGCTTCTCCACCTGATAAAGCATCACGGACATAAGCCTCATGATTTTTAAGTAAACCTTCTAAACCACGGATATAAGCTTGACGTTGTGCTGGTGGCATTCCCGACATATTTACTGTCAAGAACATCTGATTTACGGTATCTGCAATTTGCTGGCTGTTCATAGATGCCAAAGCAAGGATTACATCATCATAAATGTCTTCAATTTCGTAAAGGAATGAGCCGCCCAAATGCGCAGGTAAGATAGGTAGCTCATCTGGATCATCCCCCTCTAACATTTTCGTGACTAGACCAGTTTCTACAAGCTCATATTGAGCAATATTGCTCATACGGGGCATTTTGAAACGTACCATTTGAATAGTATTCAGTTTGGTAATAGTTTTTTGCCAATTACGAGGATCTAAACAAAAAAAGGCGACAGTCTTACTGCCTTGTTCGAAAGGTTGTATTAATGGTGGATAAGTATACTCATTACATACGAGGTCAATTACACCTTGATCTTTTTTCCCGTAAATACGTGCATAAGAATCACCAAATGAAATTGCATCTCGGGCTAGCTTGCTTAAATACTTATTGATCAGCTTTTCCATCTTTACACGGCGCTCATCTAGTTGTTTTTTTAGTTTTTCAGCTGCTGGTCCATTCGCCTTTTTTAACCGTTCTGCGGGCGTAATAAAGACTTGTTGGCCGCTATAAGAATCTCCCCCTAAGGCTGCAGAAACATGAATCCCCATACCCTCTGCGATAGGTGCAAAGCGTAACATTCTTTCCCATTTAGTAAGAATTTCTTTTCGAGTACGCTTCTTATTGGCTTTGGTTTGGTTAGTCCCAAGTGAAAACGGAGCCATAGTTTCATATAGCTGCGCTGTTGCATCCTGATTAGACGTATCGAATTGCTGATCATATGAATTAACATTTTCACCGAGTAACAACGATAAGAACCGAGAAGACATAACGAAGCCAAAATACCTAAATAATTATGTATTTTGAAGGCTGCTATTTTTTTACTTTTAGATGGGTTCCAAAGTGAATTGGAACCAAACAGATTTAATAAATATCCAGCATGCAATTCTATCTGAACAAACTTATTTTACTGTTCAGAGGATTCGCTCATGGCTGATGTAAAAGTCTTCACTGATTTAGATATTGAATTAGCTCAAAAGACAAAAGATATTGTAAATAGTCAACGATATAATAATCGTCCTGCTTTCAAAACATTAAACCTAGGCTGGGACCTTGAAACTGGTTCCATTGCAGTTAACTACACTTTTGTAGAAGAACCACAAAGTAATGATCAACCTGCATAACATACTTTAATAAAAAAGCCCCAAATAAGGGGCTTTCTTATTATCTAGTAACCTTATGATGCAAAAGAGGTAATATGAACAGGAAGAGTGCCATTAGGCCCTAAATTTTCAATAATCCTTGAAGAGATATTATTTAATTTAGCAGCAGCCGCAAACTGTAATTGTAACTGACCATTAGAGTACCTACCGAACACGCCCCCTCTATTTAAGTTATTCATAGGTCCTGGCCTAAACCACGAAGGTAAAGTATTTAGTAAGATACCCACATTAGAACCAATGCTCAGTGTAATACCGTATAATAAGTTATCTGCTGTTAATTGATATGTTTGCACAATCCTTGGAACATTTTTAGCAGATATAGCAGACCAGATTAAATTACCTTGCTCATCATATACATCTAAATAACCAGAGGTTTTAGTGTAGTCATAACTTAAAAATGAAATATTATTGTTATGCACACTATGCCAATATTTCCCACAGAACTCTGTGCCTTCTGATAGGTTTAAAATATAAAGAGTCTCTTTTGGTAAATCATTACGAAAAGAAGGATATACCAAACTAGGGGTTTGAATAAAACTAGGTGCCCAACCAGAAGAAGCACCTATTGAACTAGGTGCACCACCATCTAACACTTGTACAGAATTTACACCTAAATGTCTGTAAGTGTCGCTAACAATAATTTCACCTTTATCATTACTTACTTCAAAGCCAGACATTATCCATACCTATAAATATCAACAGTAAGAAGGGCTAAACCAGACAATGCGCTCACTCTTACTACATTAGGTGTATAAATAGATGCAAAAGGCCCACCATGGTAAGCAAGTGTAGGGTATTGCTGAGTCATATTACCTAAGCAGTCTTCTCTAACAATTGCTATATGAGTTTCAGATGTAATACCGTCATAAACATAATCCTTATAATACTCATTAGAACCTAAAGAGACTTCAAAAGTATGTATTAAGTGCATTTGACGATCTGTAACATCAACAACAATCTTCCCAGTTTCATCAAAACATTGTAAGCCTTGTGGCATATTGTCCTCCCAAAATAAAGGGCTAGATAACTAGCCCTTCTTCACTACCACAGCCCTAATTTAACCCTGACAACATTATTATCGTCGTAAACCGTAATTAAACTGCCGCTTAAAACCATTCGTGCACCATTGGGTTTAGCCGGATCCTTGTAGGTAGTTAAGGTCCCCAACTCACCAGCAATCGCGCTCAATTTATCGACTTTAAACAGTTCAGCTGTTAAAGACTTCGCTTTGAAATTTGCAGCTGTCAAATTCTTAATAAATACATCACTGTTCATGACAACTTGATTGTCTTGGATTATGAACGGCATATATTTAGTAGAAGAAGTACCAGTAGTGAAGAAAATCTTATCCGCTTGGAAACCTATAGAACTGAGCACAGTTCCATTTGTTTGCTCGCTGACCATAGACATACCAGTGAACACACCATTATTGTCCATCCCCATTACATACTTACCCTTTACGCCATCTATCAAGTCAGCTTGAGACTTAAGATTAATTGCATTTGGCCCATATACTGAAGTGAGAGTTTGAAGTGAACCAACGTAAGCTCCTACATCCGTGGTATATGTAGTTTTAAAACTCTCAAATTCAGCAATATTGTCTGCATCTTCAATATCGATGTAATCTAGATCTACTTCGCCTGCTTGAGCTGCATAATTGCCGATAAAAACAGGAGTAAAGAAAGCTGCTTTATTTGCAAATGTTCTGGGGTTTGTAAGCGTTCCAGCCCCACTACTTGCACCAGCAGATCTACCTTTGAAATAAGCAACACCCGTCACCCATGTACCCAAGGCAGGTGCAGCGCCACCCACCACATAATGACTTGAGCCGATATCTCCATTAATGTAATTAGCGTCTGTAATAAATGCAGTTTTTGCGGCATTAAAACAGGTGGCCCCCACATAAACGACACCAGCACCTGACACTCTTCTGTAGCGGTATTTAATCCGGTACATCTTATTATCATCAATTGGTAAGGTAGAAAACCAATTCAACCATACTTCATCGTTTCCTGAATTATCTCCCATTCGTAATGCATAACCACCACGACAAGTTTGATCTTCAATTAAACGCATTCCTATTCTTGAGCCGCTAGGCGTTCTGTTAATCCAATCTTTCTCAAAAGTTTGCAAAGCAGACGCCATAATGGTTTGGCTATTTGCTGAATAGAGGGCTGATAATCTTTCATTGGATGAAGCAACTGCCTCATTCAATTTTGAAGAAGTCACATAATCTCTTTGTATGTCAGCAACTGTTCTAGATGCTGCAGCAGCTGTGTCTTGAGCTTTTACAATTTCTGCAAAAATTGGTACTGGTACAAGTGACGAATTATATTGAATTGGTTCAATAGATTGTCCCAAAGCTGTGAAAGACTCAGTTTTAATAAGTGGTGTAATCGTTTTATAGTGTGATATATCATATCTCGCCCCACCCCGTAAAAAGACAGTTTCAATTGAAGAGTTAGGCATTTGTTTAATGTTTATTAAAGGTGATTGTGCAGTCCAGCTAAAAGAGAACTTATCAATAATTCTATTTTCTGCTTGAGTACCCCATCCATTAGCGGTAACACTCCATTCACAATTAAGACCGAAAGAGCGTGTACCATGTGTAGCCCAAGGCACATTACTATTATTTTGGCCGCCCAAAGTACAAAATACTTTAAAATCATACTTTTGCTTACCGGTAGCCAACTGAAAGATAACAGGATAGTAAATATCTGGATTCAAACCTGATAAGTCAACATTCGTTAAAATATTTTCTTTTAAGCTTTCAGTATTTTTCTGTAATGGATCAATATATTCCGACTTTAACTGATTTGACGATGCAGCAATTGCTCTTTCAATATTTGTATTAGTTAGGTCAGAATTAAGAATATATGCACTATTTGTTCTATCCAATTTAGAAGACATTTCAGTAAGTTTACTTGCCCATGTTTCCTTAAAATTAGTTAATGTCCCTAATGACTCGTTAGCTGTGGAAACGAAATCTTGTAAATTAGGATCTGCAGATGCATAGTCAGTTACGTCATAACATTCAATTTGAGCTAAAGTCCAGATTAGAGGGCTTTCAGGTGTTGGGGCTGGTCCACCCGTTACATGTACGAATCCAGAAGTATCGAATATTCCGGTGGCACCGGATTTAACCATACGAACATAAACTTCAAATCTCCCCGTCCCGTCAGTGCTACCAATGAATTTATCTACTGATCCATCGCCCATTAAATTTGCTGCAGGATATAACTTGTAGCCGATAGGTAATTTAATCAGGTATTTAATGATAAAAATAGCATTTGAACGTGTGAAAAACTGTTGATGAAAACCGCCGAAATTCGGGCTTGCTGAACCAGTTGTAACGATTCTAACCTCATGAGTTGAAGTGGTCGGATTGTCAGCACTTTTAACTTCACGAGTAACACTAACTGTACCATTCTGAAGATTGTTGTAAGTGCCGACGTTGTTCATTCCTTTCTTGAAATTTACATCACCGTAAAGCAACTTACCGTTAGTAATCATCATTGCAAGCTTAGTTGTATTTTCTAATGCTGAACCCAGATTGTCGGTGCTTGTTTGGAGCTGAGTAATATCATTATTACGAAGATTAATTAAATCTTTTGATGTTTGATCCGCTGCTGCTTTAGTAGTTTTTAATACCGTTGAAAGTCCACCTGGTACAGAAGCGTCATATTGCTGAATTTGTTGTGCAATAACACCTTTGTTAACATCAGCATTGATAAATGTATCTTCAACAAATTTCGCATTTTGTTTAAGAGTAGTTTTAAAGCCTCCTTTGAAATTAGGAGCAGAATTTCCTCGGCTAATGAAAATATTCGAAACTGAAAATGTGCCCGCTGAAGGAGCATTATCAAATCGTAAACCCAGAGGAACAAATTCAAAATTCGTAGCTTTTACATCACTTGGAAAAATCCCCGTTAATTCTAATTCTCCACTTGCTTGAACAGTAAATAATGGTAAACCAAGCCCATATACCGCGCCGTGAAATTGGATGGTACAAACTGCACCAATTAGACCTGCCGAAGCATTATATTTGATTCGTATAACTACAGGATCACCTTTAGCGATTGGTAGTTCTTTAATTTTATATTGTAGTTCCCAGACTGGAAAAGTTTGATTTGTGCCTGTTGAAACATTTAATGTTTTAGTTTCATCACCTAATAAAATCCAATTATCTTCTGCGTATTGAATAGTATCTAGTTTTGCTGAAAAGGATTTTATTTCCTCTGCAAATACTTCTTTAGCATCAGATCGAGTAATTTTTTGACTTAAAATTTGAGCATGATTTTCCAAAACTTTTTGCAAATTACCACTGTTATTAGCTAATCCTAATGGAATACCACTAACGACCTGAACAGCAACCATAATCTGTTTTGCGCCATTCAGACCAGAGTCAGGAGTTGCATGAAGTTCAATACCTCTTCCCGCTCCGATTCCCTTCTGCCCAATTAAAATATAAGCATCTCTGCCTGTAATCTGATCTAGAGTAAATTGATTTGCGCCTAATGAAAGTAATGCTGGTTTTACACTATTCAAATTCATTGCAATGTAATCATAGTTAGTGATAATCACAAAAGTATTTTGAGGTAATGACTGAATTGCATTACTCATTGCTACTGCATTAGCTGGGTCAGCATATGTATCGTATCTCGTAGAGGTTGCAATCGAGCCATCTGCTGCTAAAACATGCACAGAAAAGCCGCGGTTAGAAGCTACAGATATAGTCTCACCTTTTAAGTTCTTGATTCCAGTAAAATCATTATTCCAGCCTGAAGAATAAACTCTGTAATTAAAGACTTGTCCTAGATCTTGATTTAACTGCTTGTAATTAGAATCCAAGCTATTAATTGATTGGGTTATATTTTGTTGATTATCACTAATTGTAGAGTTTATTTCCTGAAACTTCCCATCAACTGTTAATTTATTCGTATCAACAGTTGATTTAAGAGTTGTATAATTTTCAGTTAGTACTTGGATCTTTTCTAAATTTTTCTGAACATCTGTTTTAGTGCCTGTAATTGCTAATGAATTAGCTTCTAAACCTTTCTCAATTTCACGAGGATTTTTTCTAAATCCTGTTGCTAACTCGCCTTTCTCTAATTGAACTTCACGAATTAAGAAATCAGGAGCATACCCTACTTGAGCACATAGGATAATATTAATATATTGTAAGTTGTTGATATTTGTATCAAAAGTATAAGTACATAATACTTCTTTATCTGTTGCAATATTCCATTCATTAACAACCTGGTTATTACCAGTACCATCATATCTATGGATGATTAAAAGCAAAGTTTTTTGTGCTGCAGTTAGAGCTTTGGCTTTAAGTGACAACGTATAGGTTTGATTAATTTCTAAACCATCAGCTATCGTAATTGACTCTATAAAACCTTTAAAATAAGTAGACGAATTCGTAGAGCGGAATCTCCCCCAGTTTGCGCCATAAGCATCCTTAAAAACTTCTAGAACATTACCTTCAACACCAGCATTCTGACGCCAGTTAGAGATTGAAAAAGGCGCATAGAAATCACCATTCTTGATTAAATTGTCTCCACCACTAGACGAAATTGTTGCTTTTAGAATTTTACTTTCTTCAGCAATAGCTTTATTTGTTTCTGCTTTTGTATAACGGGTGCTATCCAGTGTTGCTGAACTATCTGTCCATAAATTCCCGAACTTCTGCTTAAATTTTGCTTCCAAGGCATCTGTAGCTGTGGCAACAGCTTTATTGGTGTCAGCAGTAGTCGAATAATTTTGTAGTTGTGTAGCGCGAACAAGTGATGTGTCTACATCTTTGTCTGTTAAAACGCTATTTACCCGATAAGCTTGTAACTCCCACCAACCGCCACTGCCATTGTGTCCAAGTGCAAAACCTAACTTCATTTGTGGATGAGTATTAAAAGTTACAACCTGTTCGATATATACCCATTCTTCGTTTGCTGGAATTCTAATTAAAGCAATCGCTGATGCAGTGATTGTAGCATTTGAAAAACTACCATCAGCTTTGCCATACATAGCCGTAATGCTGCAATCACCTGTAGAATCTGCACTTCGGCGGACCCAAAAGCTAACTTTATATGAACGATTTGTCGGTAAAGCTTTACGGCTATATATCCAACATCCTGCTTGATTCGAAGAATCTTTTCTAAAGACAGTATTGCCAACTTTACCTGTATTAGTTGTTTTAAAGTGGATTTTCAAATCATAACTATAGTAATTAATCCAATCTTCAGGGTTTTTTAAATTAAAATCTGGCAGTAATGAGTCACTATCATTAGCAGATTCAATAGATGCTTTAACATTTTTAATTTGAGCATTAAGCTGATTAGTTTGATTTGCTGTAGCTTCGTCTAACTTTGCTGTGGTTGCATAGTTCTGCAGTGCTTTTGCGGTGTTATCGATATTTTTTTCAGCATTTGAAAGTCCAGTTTCAAGACTTGATGTTCTCTTTGTTAGTGCCTCCTTTTCAGTCACATATGTTTGTTTGAAATCATTAAAGTTTGCATTAACTTGGTCTACTGCAGCGTTGTAGTCATAAGCACTGGGGATCCACGATTCAGTAGTGATTAAGTCACCCCTGACAAGCACTGCCCAATAAACCGTTCCGACTGAACCTTGAGCAGCAGTAGGACTGTTAATCATGTAAAAATTTAAAGCACGTTTTTCAATAACTTGATTATTTTTAACAAAGGTTATTTTATTAATAACTTTGCCATTTGTATTAACAACGGATTGTAAGGCTTGCTGACCTCCCCCAGCATAAACTGCCAAATTAGAGTTTGTATCCGCACCATTTCTTTGATGTTCGGCACACCACATTAAAGTGTATTTTGCGCCTACCTCCCAATCCTCGCCTAGCTTATATGAAAGATGAGGATATGAAGTTCCGTTATATTTACCCACAACATTTGACTGGATAAGCAAATTCGAACCAGCAGCTGCGGCTCTACTCAAACTTGCAGAGAGTGCTGTTGCTTGCTCTGTAACTGCTTTAATCTGTCCAGCTTGTTCTGTTACATCTGATTTCGTTGCTTCCAATGCTTCTGATGAAGCCTTTTTATTTACTTCATTATTAGTTAAATTTAGATCATTTCTAAGCTTAGAAATATCTAAACTTTGAGAAGACAATGTTTCGCCGTGCTTCTTAACTTCCGCTTGAGTGATCTTAATCGCTTCTGCATTAGCATTTAATGAGCTTTGCGTATCCCGAGGGCTTGGGCTCCATGCTGTAGGTTTATTGCCGGCTTCGATCTGTAATTTTTGAATTGTTGGAATTCGGCCTGAGCCATATGTACCGTAAAACTCAATTGTAGATTCAGTTGAACTGCCAGTGTTAAATTTAGGAAAAACCGTCACTGCAAATTTTTGAAATTCATTTGCTTTAGTTACTGTAACTGAAGTTGTGAAAAAGTGGGCAGAACCATTAGATGAGTAAACCTGAACCGAACCGGCAACAGGTACACTCACTTCAAATGAAATGGTAACCGGCTTATCTAAGTTTTCGTCATAAAAAACTTTTAACTCTTTGCTTCGTTCATACATTAAGTATTCACGACTTGTTGTAGCTGTCGATGTTCTAGGAGCTTCTGAATTAGCAACAGCATTAACACCACCGATTTTTAAATTATCTACAGCAGCTGTTATATCAGTCGATACACGGCCCATTGCACTTTCGAGATCACTCTTTGTAGCTGTTTTCAATAAAGCTTGAGCATTGCTCTGAATACCTGTTTCTGCATTCTGCATTCTTGTTTCAAGCTTACTGGTCCTTTCAGCTTCAGCTTCTGTTCTGTTAGTTGCTGTTTTGAATAAATCATTTGCTGTTGCAGTTGCATCATTAGCTGAAGCTAATGAGTTGTTATCTTCAACAATAATGTAATTAAGCTGACAAATTCCTGTCTGGAAGTTGTAGTTTGCAATAAAGATTGGGGCATAAAATTCAGCTTGCGCGGGGAAAGTACGCGGATTATCAATTGTCCCTAAGCCAGTTGCTGCCCCAGTAGACTTACCCTTCATGTATAGAACTACTTCTTGCCACTCACCTAAATTAGGTTTAATGGCCGACAATAAGTAGTTAGAAGAACCCATATCTTCTGCAAGGGTGTTTGTAGTCGTTACGTATTTACTTTGGTCTGCATTTTTACATGCAACACCAAGATAAATAGATCCATTTTCACCGAGTACACGGCGGAAACGTGCACGAACCCGATAAAGTGTATCTGGGTTAATCTTTACAAACTCATTCCAATGAACCCATGTTTCATCATTATCAGCATTATTCCCAAGCTCAAGAATATAACCACCTAGTGCATCAGAATCTTGAATTACTTTCGCTTCTGCAGTGGTACGCCAACGTGTCCAGTCATCAATACCTTTTGTTGTGACGACTGCACGTACCCCAGAAGTTACTTGAGTTTGAGATTTTAGACTTAATAAATTTTGAGAAAGGGCTTCGGTAGCTTTTACCGCCGTTGTTCCTGTTTGCTGCGCTTCTGCTGCATTATCAAAAGCCAGTTTTGCAAGATCATCAGTAGTTTTAAGTGATGATGAAAGGCCATTTATGCTTGTATTTGTATTACTTTCTAAGGTCGAAACACTTTTTTGAACATCAGTAATTTGCCCTTGTACCTTTAAGTTTTCTTTAGAGATACTTGTATCAAGTTCACTAAATTTTGAAGCAGTAGACTGTTCCAACTCGGTAAGTGACTCAGTAACTTCTAAAATATTTGCATTAGATTTCCGATCAGCTTCTTCCAAAGCTGCTTTCGTTTGGTCGATACGTAAAGATAAGGCTTTATCACCATCAGAAACTGATTGAGTAATTGTTGCTATATCCGACTCTGTTTTAGTTTTATTCGAATTAAAGTCAGTTTTTAGATCTTCAAGTTTTTTTGCTTCTGAAACAACCTTCTCATCAACAAGTTTCACTGAAGATTCTACTTTTTCGATGTTTGCGGCATTACCTTCTATTTGTTCTTGTGAGTTTTTAAGAGTAGATTCAATTTGTGAGGTTTTCTCAGCAATAGATTGATTCAAATCACTTACAGTACGTTCGACTTTGTTAATAGCAGTTTTGTTGTCACCAATTTGTGATTGTGCGGTGCTAATTTGCTCAGTAAACGCTTTATCTTGAGCTGCTAGAGTTTTTATATCTTCTGAAATTAGAGCGTTTGACTTACCGAATTCGTTTTGCATTTCAGCAAACTTAAGCTCAAAACTTTGAGTTAAAGCCTCTTTATCATTTGCACGTGCTTCAGCTTCAGCTAGAAAACCAGAATCAACTTTCTTATCAAGATCAATATACTGAGCTGCAATTTGATCTACTTTTTTAACTGCAGCTTCAGTTTGGGTTACAACCGGTTCAATTTTTTGATTAATGAGTGTATTAGTTTCTTCACCTAATGCTAATTTAGCGTCATCAATCATTTGACCAGCTTTAACTAAGTTTTGATCAATGTCTTGTTTTAAGGCGGCCTTAGTTTGATCAATAACATTTAGTGTGTCAGCTGCTTGTTTTTTACGGTCCAGAACTTCTTGATCCGCAATTTTTTTTGCGTTTTCTGCGACTAACCGAATTTCATTTGAATCACTTCTTACATCAGCAATGATTGAATCTGTTTCACTTTTAATAAAACCGATTTTATCATCGAGTTCTTTCTCAGCACGAATTGCACGTTGTTGAGCATCAGCAACCAATGCTTCATTAGCTTGAATAGACTGATCGATACGTTGATTGGCTTCATCCAATCGTAGATTAGCCTCATTATTATGTTGATCTACAATTAATTTAGTATTATTTATTTCTTGATCTATATAAGCACGAACTTCATCGACTTTATTTTGAGCGATCTGATTAACTTCTTTAACTTGTTCATGAATCTTTTGAACTTCCTCATCAAAATGTTTCATTCCTTCTTCAAGCAATTTAAAAGCATCAGAATCTTTAATGTTTTCAATTAAATCTTCTACTTCTTTTACCTTTTCTTCAATTTCTTGATTAGTTTGTTCGTTATTTTCAATCTTCTCCCCTTGTTCTTTTAATTCCTCCTTAAGCCCTTCTAACTTATCGAGAGCGTCTTTAAATGCACCTTCAATAGCGTTAGGGTCAATAGGCACACCAGCAACCGTAAGCGTTGTGCCAACGGCCATACTACCCGCTACAGAACTATTGCCAGCTACTGAAGTATTACCCATTACAGTGCTATTTCCCGTTAATGTGCTATTACCAGTTTGTTGAGTATTAGCTTGTACATTCATTAACGGCGTTTTGATCGAAACGGTTGTGCCAGAATCTACTTTTAAATTTTCTTTAGAGATAAATTCAATATTATCTTGTCGAATACGGCGCACACCTACAATCGCGCCGTCTCCGTGACTGACATAACTATGGATTACTGGACGTTCTTCATTACCATTTTCAAAGAAGACATAGACGTCTTCACCATCAACTATTTGAATTTCTGTATCTAAATCACTATCGCCGACTGGATAAGCAAAAGTTGCTGTAATTCCTTCACTCGCGCCATCAGTTAAACCATGAATGTGTACTTGTGCAGTACGACCTTTTGCGTTGTAACTTAAAATCTTTGCACGTTTTAAACCATTCATATATTTGACCTACAAATTAGCAATCCAGAACTTTGATGAAGTCCCCATTGATCCCCCGATTGCGCCTGTATCTATATGATGTGCAGCAGTTAAAACGACATACTTCTTACTATCTATTTCGAATATATCGCCTGCATTCCAGTTCAAATTTAGTGGTCTAATAATGGTCCCACGCATAATCAAAACTTTTTCCAAGTTTTTGACTTGTCGGGCATCTAAACCAGCTCTTTGCGTCACAGTGTGGCCTGGGGTTATTGAGTCATCACCAACAACCGTTGAACCGTTATTCTCAACTGTGACAAAAGATGATTTTTGCATCAGTTCCAAAGGTTTACTTGATATCCAAACGACACTGCTAGGATCTAGTTTTGTGATAGGTTCCTTTTTGAAGAAAGAATCAATTTTTTGAGCAGACACTTTATTATTTTGAAAGCAAATTACAGCTGCTTCTTGTTGCAGATAATGAGCCAAGCGCTGTGTAGGCATACTACCCTTTAAACAAACAAATTTAGGCAAAGGTAAATCACTGCCCAGACTGATCGTTGCACCACAAGCTCGAATTACTGAATTAAAAGAAGTTTCATTACTAATAATTGCTTGCTTTGAATATTCGATAAGTCTTTTACAACCAGCCAAAATACCAATACATGAGATGCCACCTACTCGCCGATCTTGTTTAATAGTCTGAGTTTTTAGAGGGGTAACTTTGATAAGTTCGAAAGGATGAGATATGTCATTTACAGTAAGTAGCTCCCCTTCTTTTAAAAGGGAGTCTAATTCAGTAGTAGATTGAACTGTGAACTCAATAGATGCGGGAATAGGTATGAGATCAGTTCTTAAAGTTGCACTAATCAGCTCAGACGCTGGAATAATTTTACCCGCAGATACAATGGTGATTTGCATTAACGGTTCCCCAAGTTAAAATTAAAACTCATTGGGGCCATACAAAACGCAAGTTTAGGCAAAGCGTCTTTCTTTTCATTATAGTTCTGTTGAGCTTCTGATACAGATAGCCCATAACTTTCGACTCCGAGCCCACGAGTAGCTTCAACCAATCTAGCTTGCAAAAGATCACAGTGAGCTTTTACTAAAGGTTGGATGATTACGTACTCATCACCGCTAAGTTCGATAGTTTCATTCAGTTCAATACTCGTGGTAGCTTTAGTTTGACAATCTAAAACAGCCCATCCGGCATAATATTTTGCCTCATCTAAAAATGCTTTCACGATATCATCAAGCAAAATTGAATAGCCCGATAATTGATATTCTTTATAGAGTTCTTCTGAAAGTTGCTGGATAGAACCAGCAACTACAGCATACCCTTCAGATTCAGGTAATAACTTCATAGCCATTACCCGAAAAGATTGCCTAATGTACGTGATGTCGCATTAATCGTTGAGTTGCGTACAGCTTGTTGAGCAGTATTGATTACCTGCTGAACGCGATTCACAAGTTCAGCTGTACCATCAATTTCTTTTTTACCCGGCTGAATACTGCCGTTGGTACCAATGTTTGCGAAGCTACCAAAGTAGTTATAGTCGATTGGGCAAGAAACTGTCATAACTTGAGATCGGCTATCTGAATCATACTCAGCTGACTCAAAGCGTATAGCACAGTTTTCAAGTGCATAAGAACGGGTAAAACTACCTAAACGGCCATCGTAATAATCACCATGGATGATTCCACCACTAGCTACGACATATTCAGCTAATAATTGATCATGCCCTGCTTCAGTTACTAGGATTTGAAGGTTGCCTGTGTAATGGGTTTTCGGGGGACCAGCAACAATTCCAGTAAATCCACCCGCATATTGAACTTCTGCTGGATCTTCATTACTCACAATTGGCCGTGGGCAACTTTTAAATAAGAAGCGAAGGTCTTCCATGCCACGAGGAACAAACATCCCCTGACACGCTAATAATGGTGAACCAAGTTGCTGTAGAGCAATGTAATCTTGTTTAAGCTGATTTAGTAAAATCGGATTAGATTGTTGCATAATTTTGATGCTCAAAATGCAGATTTATGCAACAAGATTAAGGATGTTTTTGCTATTGGTTTTTAATCAGTTCCATTTTAGAAAACTGACTTTATATTAATAAAAAACCCGCAAAAGCGGGCTATATCACATCTGTTTATAGATAACATCTCGCCTATCTACATCAAGAACAAGAACTACGACTACATCATCCTTGACTTGATATAAAAGGCGGTATCCTGCTGATTTCAGTTTAATCTTATATAGATCAACTGATCCTCTCAGCTTATTCTTCGGTATCTTAGGGTTATCTAGGATTGCTTCCAGCTTACGAATAAACTGCTCAGCGATTTGTGGGTTAAGTTTGTCAAACTTTTTAAGAGCTGTTTTTGAGAACTCTAGCTCGTAACTCATTAATAGATACCTTCACAGTTTCGTCAGTATCAACTTGCTCGGCTAGTTTAATTAGTTCCTGATCTTCAATTAGATCCATCATGCGTTCATACATTGCTGCCGGAACACAGTAGAATTCTGGATTATTTCTATTCAGAATAGCTACTGCTTCGCCAAAAGCATTTTGTACAACTGCTGTAGGATTCTTTTTTAATTCAGAAACACTAGCCACAAATCGACTATGGATTATGTGGTTCATGACGTTTCTCATTTGATGTGTCCTACATCAATTTGTAGCCAATTGATTAGAACCGTCCTCAGAAAGTTAAGTTTGCTACAGGGTTAACTCAATATAAACAATTTGAAGATCTGTTTCAAGACCTGTTTAACAACCACTTAATAGGTCTTAATAAAAAAGCCACCCTAAAAGGTAGCTTTTTAAATCAGCTTTTTATCCAATATTTGGTGGTACTCGCAGAACCTGTACTGAAGGTACACCCCGATACACACCCATGAAACATATCGTTGATGGCATTGGCTTAGATTGGGCTTCTCAGTTTGTTAAGTTAAAACAAATAGTTAATCAAGTTGTTATGATTTTCATAATAACTGATTTTCTTGTAATGTGCCTAAAATAGAAAGGATCTGATTCAGTACTGGGCAACTTTGTTCTAGCTGTATTTACTGCCGGTGCATAAGCTAAAGCTTTGGACATAATAATGACCCTATTCATTGAATAAAGCCATTATTTACAATGAGGAAAGCTTAGAAGTTAGTTAGTTCCAACTCCACAAGAAAAATATTTTAGTTTTCGATATCTTTATCATCACATTCAAGCCAAAAGACATCTTCAAACTTCTCGCATACACCAGCTTTTTTTAGTTCGGTGTAAATGAGTAAGGCACGATAAACACTGATGTGTTTTCCTGCTTCTGCATCTTTTATATACCTATTAAGCACATGATTATTTGATATAAATCCGCATTGTTTAGCTAATTGATAAACTGTCATACCAGCTTGCTCTCGCAAAGTTGCGACATTGTTTTTTTCAACCATCACGATATACCAAAAAATATTTAGTTCAGTGTATCACAAGAACAATTGCTATTAAATATAATTTTATTAATACTCGTAATTGCTATTATATTTAATAGTTGTTATATTTAACTCATCAGGACAGGATATGGTCTTGATAAAAAGAACCCCTTGTACCGATCAAAGTAAACAAGGGGTTATATCCAATCTCTAAGAGGAAATTAGACATGACTACTTTAACTCAAATCACCGTACCTTTCCACAATGCTGAGTTGTACTTGGTGGAACATGATGGTCAGCCATATACACCCATGAAGCCTATTGTTGAGGGTATGGGGTTAGCTTGGCAGTCTCAATTAGCAAAACTGAATGCCAATCCTCAACGATGGGGTATAACGAAAATCGTTATACCTACTCTTGGCGACTTACAGGAAATGGTTTGTCTACCACTAAGAAAACTTCTTGCTTGGCTCACCACCATCAGTCCTAACAAAGTAAAACCTGAACTTCGTGACACTGTCATCATGTACCAAAACGAATGTGATGATGTCTTATGGAATTACTGGACAAAAGGCCAAGTAATCAATCATAGAAAAGCTATCTCACCTGAACAACAGCATGCTTTACATGCAATCGTCGATCGTCGTGCAGGAAAAGATCGAAGTTTAAGAGCCTCTATGTGGATACGTCATAATCGCCACTTTGGAATTGCTAAATATAGCCAATTGCTTTCAATCCATTTTGATGATGCGAAGCAGTATCTTGAGACAATACCACTTCATGAGCTAGGCCCAACCGAAACAGATACACTTAAACGTTTAGAAAAATTTGTAGATAATCTCGCTGCACGGTATCCAGCATTAGAAAATCCGCTAGCTTATGAAATAGCACAGCATGTAGGTGAGAAGCTAAAGTATCAATCTCCCAAAGGTCCGAAAAACTTCTGGATTTCGATTCAGGAAAACGGCGCTCTTTCAGTACAGCAATATTCTCTACACCACACGCCCATTAATGTCGTGCAACTACGCGAAAAGTTTAATGGGCTATGGGAGTTTCTTCATAAGGATGAAGTACTTGAGCTTGGCAAAGTATTAAAACGCTTTCCTTTTGAACCTGTGAACTGAAAGGGCATATCATTAAATTAAGACGTTCCTACTGGAACTCCCCTTATATTAAAGCCAGCTATACAGCTGGCTTTCTTTTTAGAACTTATCCAATATTTGGTGGTACTCGCAGAACCTGTAATGAAGGTACACCCCGATC